TTATGCCAAATCTGTAAGTCATCACCAGTACCAAATATCGCTTTCTCATCGTCGTTAAAACTAATTGGTTTAGTAAGTGCTGATGAGTTTATTGTGCCATTCATACCATCTATCAAAACAGTACTGTCATCTGCAAACACTGATCCTGACAAGTTACCTTCGAAGTCACCACCCGCTGTAACTACGCCTGTCAATGCACTACCGTCTATAGCTGGTAAAGCCCCTGTGAGTGTTGCAGCGTTTAGAGTGCCATTCACACTGTCAACCAGCATTGTTGAGTCGGCAGCAACAACATCTATTGATTGTGTTGAACCACTTTGTAATACTATACCTGATGCATCAGTTATGCCATATCCTGATAGTGTAGTTGGTTTGCTTGTAATGTTTGAAAATGCAACACTGCTGGCACTTATACCAGTTAATGCACTACCATCTATTGCTGGTAAAGCTCCTGTTAACGCACCTGCATTTATTGTACCTGCTACACCGTCTATTAGTACAGTTGAATCATCTGCGGCCACTGTACCTATCAGTTCACCTTCAAACTTTCCTGTAAATGTTTGTGTTAATGAATCAAATACCTTTGTACTGTCGTCTGCAAATATATCACCTTGCACATCTTTAATCTGTAAACTACCACCATCTACTGTAATGTTACCTTGTGCATCTGACTGTAGTCTGGTGCCGCCAATGTAAATGAAATCTCTAACGTATAAATCACTCCATTGTTTAGTTGCTGATCCTAATGCAAATCCTCCATCGCTTGTTGGAGTCATGTTAGAACCTATGCTATCTAAATCCAAACTAGTTGAAGCATATAATTCATTAAAGTTATCGTTTATTTTTTGAAAGGCAGTGCGTAAAGGATCACCGTCGCCTTTGTTTACACTAGTACCAACGTTTACTAATTGTTTAGCCATTACACTCTCCCTACTAGCACTTCGACAATGCCTTTGCCATCATCTTCTTTTATTCCTATAGCTTTACCTATTACTGTGCCTACAACTGGATTGTTGTCAACTATACCGTATCCTGGTATTGCACTTGTAACAATTAAATCACCTTTGTTGACTTTGCCTAACACCTTACAAGATACCCTACCTTGCAGTGCTAAAGCAACAACTGTGTCTCCTATTAAATCACTGTTCATTAAGTGTGCTGGATTTTCTGAAACTACACCAGCAACTGCTCTGTCACCTTTGTACTTGGTAGTTGTTAATTCTTGTTCACCACCTAATACCAGCACTGTTCCTACTTCGTATGCTTGATCTGCTACGTAGTTTTCTGCCAAGTCAGCGTATTGTGCTGATGTAGCTGTACCACTAAATGTTGATGCATAAACAGTATTCCATTTTAAACTTCCGCCACCTAAGCTTCTAGTGTTATTCCCATCTGGCACTAAGTTACCTGTAATCTCTGTTTCTGTATTATTTGTTTTTAATCTTACAGAACCTCCTGTAATAAGTAGGATGGTATCAGCGGCAGCATCACCAAATCCTGTATCATTTCCTAAACTGATACCTGTGCTGTTAGCATCTCTTTCGTCATTGGCTTCTATAAATTTTGTGTAAATCCAATCTGTTGCAAGGAATCCTTCACTTGCATATGTTGATGCTGCTGATTGGAAGTTACTTGTGGTTGTGATACCAGTCTCGCCAATATCTAAATTACCTTTCAAGTCAACTACAAGTGAACCTGTACTTGTTCCTGCAGCTTCAAGTATTGTAGCTTGTCCAGGTGTTTTCAATTGCAATGTTGTACTGCTTAAACTCAAAACCTCGTATGTGTTGGTACCACCTAGTCTCAAACTGTTAACACGTATTGAACCGTCACTTTGTGTTTTCACCATTCTATTAGCTTCATTACTTGTTGTAACTTCAGTGGTACTATATGTGTTAGCAGCAGTTCTTATAAGAACTTCGTCGCCACTATTTCCAAACGCTCCAAATTCACTATCTCTTAAAGCGCCACCTTCATTTAAAACAGTATCAAAACTAATTGCACTTACAGCACCATCACCTGCGGCACTTCTACCTAGTACAGTGTCAGTTCCTATATATTGTAATTTGGATGGGTCTATACCTGTTGAAGTACTCGAACTCGTTTGTAGTTCTACAAAACCATTGGTATGTGTAAATTCTGTATCTTTAAATGTAGCAAGTCCTAAATCAGCTTGTGAAATACCTGTAGCATTTGCTCTTGTACCAGCAGTCTGCATGTTTAATTTACTTTGAGCGATAGCAGCAGAACTGCTTACATCTGCGTTTTCAAGTGTATCTGGCTTGTAATTTAAACTGTAAGTTCTAGCTCCGTCAGTTGATGTAACTGTAAGTTCAACATCATTACCACTTCCTGCTTGTGCTGCATTAACATATTCAGAATATCCTACACCAACATTTGGGTTTGCAGTTGTTGTTTTTATTATTGCTGACTTTCCTGTTGCTGTAACAATATCAGTTGATACAAAATCTGGACTAGCTACTCCAGGTTCATAAGTTATTTTTCTTACCGAACCTAGCTGTTCGTCTGTAACTGGTTCATAACCTTTTATAGTACCTGTAGCGCCAGACACTGATCCTGTAATTACATCACCGAATACAAAAGTACCAAGTGTTTCGTTCTCTGTGTAAATAATTTTATTACCACTTGCTACAATAAATTCATTTTCTGCAGGATTAAATTCGTTTGTATCTCGTAATTTTCCAAATGCATTGAAAGATTCAACGTTGTCATCTACATAATTTTTATTAGTAGCATCAGTACCACTCGCCGGCAAACCTAAGTTTTGGATTTTGTTTGAACCCATGTTTAGGTCACCTTCCATATCAGTTGAACCTGGATTCAACGGTAAGAAGCCTGGGCCTATTCTGTTACCTGTGATATTATCAATTTGTGTATTAGTTCTTACATTGTAACCTAATACCCTATTGATGTAACTTGCTGTTGCTTTTTCTGTTGGCACTGCCGCCGCACTGTCATCTGCAAAACTATCATCAGCACTAAATTCATTAATAGTAACACCTTTTTTGAATCCTAAGCTGTTAGCATTTGACAATCCAATTTCACCTGCGAATGTAATATCACCAGTTGATTGATCTACACTAAAGAATTTACCAACACGGAAGAATCCATCTTGGTCTGTTGTCACAAAGAAGACTCTACCTTTTCTTCTCTCCCAAATTTGTGCAGATTGTGCTGTATCAGCATCTGTGTAATTAGTTGCTAAACTGTTTACAGGATCACCTAAAATTACACTTGGATAGTTTGAATCATTGAAACCTCCTGTACCAATCTGTGTAAAGTCGTGTCCTGTTGCTCTAAGCAATGATATAGCAACAGTAATTTCACCAGTTGAAGCTCTTTGTAATGACGCCTGTACTTGTCTATCTGCTGATGGTATTGCACTGTTTAAACCAACAGTCTGATAACTTCTGTTTATGTTTTCAGTTTCATAATCAATGAAGTCAATTACGCCATATGAATCTAAGCCTATAACTGTAGGCACGCTGTTAGCACCTAATGCACCTGATGTAGAACCACTTAATGTATTTGTTGTATCAAATACACCTGTTACATCTGTGATTTCTATACTATTGCTTGTAGATACATTTCTAAGAACTACACCTGTAGCACCACTTGTTGCTTGCGTAATTGTTTCGCCTGCATTTACTGTGATATTTCCTGTCGTAGTAATAATAGATACAGGTTTGTAATCTCTTATTTGATGCGTCTTACCATTCCATAGGAATATCATACCGCCTGAATAACCAGTTGCAGTAGGTATAGTGGTTAATCCAACTTCAATAGCATCCGCAACAATATCCATTAAAGTACCACCGTCTGTTGCAGCTCCACCTTCTGCCGCACTTCCTGACAGGTCTTGTTCTACACCAACAGTATTAATAGTTGAGTATGCACTTTGATTAATTACATCTGTTAAAATTAATTTTGCTTGATCTATTGCCGCTACAGTTTGTGCTTCTTGTCCACCAACTGAACCTGCATAATATCTTTTTGCATTTGTAACTGTGCTGGCATTACCGTCAAACAATAAATCTTTAGCAACACCAAAAACAATATAACCTAAATCTCTTCTACATTTTTCTTCGCTATAAGTAAATCCACTCCATATACCCAATCCGCCGGAAATCTGTGCATTAATCCAAGCAATAGTTTCTTCTTGGATGTATCTTATGTTTCTTGAAACTAAAGAGTATGCATTAGGATAATTTAAACTAGCAGGTGCATTTCTAACTGTTTGAGCAGTACCATCTCTTGCAATACGTAATGCATCTGTAAAGTTGCTTGTACCACCTGAATCAAGAGTTTGAATAGCAAGTCTAGTATCTCCAGCTGCACTACCAAAACCACCTGATAAGTAAGAAGTTGAAACTTGCATATCAACAAAATCAAATCCTATTTCAAATGTAGTAAGAACTTCATCTGATAACAATGATTGACTGAAGCTGTCAGCTTGACTAAACGATGTACTTCTATAAGTTACATTGTCACTTTCGTCAAAGTTAATAGCTGTACTAGGTCTCGTTTCTAATTTAGAAGGATCATTTGCTTGTGATAATATATGGTTAAAATTATCTTTATATTCTAAAATTAATCCGTCAGCAACATTTTCTTTTAATGTGCCAAAGAAATCATCTGCTTTTACTGTATCAGCAACAAGATCTAGTTTATAAACTCTGTTACTTTTTACACCCGGTTCAGAACCAAATATTGCACTTAGATTAAAAGTTAGATCATTTGCTGGACTTGCACCACCTATTGCTGTACCTAATATTGTAATAGCAGAATCAGCATGATAAAGTGTACCCGGTCTATTGATTGCCAATACTGCTGTATCTGGTGAACTAGCGTGATCTATTGTTACGTTCATAGTTAAACCAGAACCAGTTGCCACTGTAGCAGTACCACCACTTGTATATGCTGTAAATCCTGTGCCGTCTACAGTATTTCTCAATAATGAATCACTGTAAAGTTGTACATCATTTGCATCTACTTTTTTAACGTAATATGTATTAGTGTTAAGTTCAGTCATACCAACAACGCTGGCAATAGTCACTTTATCACCGTCACGTAAATTATGACCAGTCATTGTTACCACAACAGGATTTGCTTGTGTTGCGCCTGTAATAGTATTAGTCTTTGTAGCTGTGGTTGCAATATCAGTATGGGTGGCAGTCATTCCAGGTGCTGTTACAACTGTTGCTGCACCTACTACTCTAGCACCCGTAGCCAATGCATCACCTGTTTCGCCTTGAATGCCGTCACCATCAACGTCTGATAAGTTTGTTATACTACTAACAACATAATTAAGTGTTCCAGCTGTTGGGTGATCAATAGTAATTAAACTGCTTGTTGTAGGAGGTCTAGCCAAGTCATAAACATATAGACTAGGGTCATCTAATGCATTAGAAAATCCAGCTGGAGCATCAGTAATTGCTTTGGCAGATTGTGTTTGGTTATTTTTTAGTGTTATTTGATCTGGAACTTCGTTAGGGTCTGCTCCTTCTGCTACTAAACCAAAATTACCATAACCATTAGAACAGTTTAGTCCTCTAATCTCTGAACCGTTGTTTGCATACATGGCTGTATGACAATAGTAAGTAAATGTAGATACCTGTTCTGAGAATGCAGCATTGTTAGCAACTAATCCATATCCTAAGTCGTTAATCTGTGTAAAGTCGTTAGCAAGAATAGATCTGTTACCAGCTGTTTGTAGGAAAATATCTCTTGCTACAACAGGGTTGTCAAATTGTGTCTCATCATAACCTGCACCGCTATTAGAGTTTGCATCTAAAAATAATGTTGCTGTACCTAAAGCACTGTCGTATCCTGCGATAGCATTAACCTGCATACGTCTTCCATCAACATAAAATGGACAAGGAAGTTGAGGTTCTCTGAGCCTCAAACCTTCGCCAGGGGAACTTTGTACTTGAATTTCAAAGTTGTTTGTTTTACTTAAAATTCTTGTAGGCAAGTTACCAACATAAGCATCAACATACATTCCTCCTGCAAAAGTTTTCTTATTGATACTTTTACTAAAACTAGATGCTGTTTGTATGTAAGGAGATTTAATAAGCACTTGTCCTTCTGGATCAAGCACACACATAAATCCTCCGTGTCCTCTACATGTAACATTTCTTACAATAGTCTGATCGCCCATTAAGAAAATATCTAATTGGTCGTTTCTTAATGGTGGATTGTATTCAATATTAAACACAAAATTAATTTTGTCTATAAATTGTCCAACCAAAGACACTGTACCTGCTTCGCCAGATCCTAATGTAATGTCTGGTTGTTCAACTGCTAATACTTCTGCACTACCTGCTGTATATTCATTTAATTGAATTGCACCACTTGTTGCACTTACAAAAGTATGTGCGGCTGTTTCACTAGATGTACCAACATTTAATGTAATTGTTGTAGAAGTAACAGCTTGAATTTGTAACTTGGTTTGGAAAGCGGCATCAGCAACACCTGCGTTAACTCCAGTACCACTTGCTCTTGGATAGCTATATGGAGTTGTGTTTCCATCTGAAGCACAAGTAAATGTTAAACTGTTAGGCTGTATCTCTACAAAATCATTTGTAGTTAATGTGTGTGATCCTATTTCTGCGATCAATATTCCTGACACCGGATCATATGTTGTTCCTGCAACAGGTGTAAACGTAGCAGTAGCAACAGTAAACGTAGGAGCTGTACCTGCAAGTAAACTTGCACATAAAGTTGAAATGTTACCAATAGCTGATTCTGTTGCTATTTCCTGTGTAGAATCTCCTAATTGTGTAAGGAAATCTGTGTATCCTAATTCATGATATGATCCTTGATTCTCTAGAGTTTTTTCTTCACCACCGTTTATCAAATCTTTAACGATACCGTCAATGATCAATCCTGTATCTCTTCTACACTTTTCTTCGCTGTAAACAAGAGCTGGAAATCTATCACTGATATATTTTATTGTTTCTTGAATAATGTAATCTTTGTTTTCTTTAATAATTGCGGCGGCAGTATTATAACCTCCTGGGTTAGTTATGACACTACCTGTGTTGATAGGCTTGTTTGGATCGTATAGATAATGATAACCAAATCTTCCTTGTTCAATCCCTTCTTGGTTAACAAATGGTGTACCACCTCTTGCTAATGTAAGTCCATCAAACTCATTATCTCTATAGAAATATTGCTGAGCCCATTTACTTTGTGATACTCTAGGTTGTTTTGAATCGGTTTCTGTTTTCGGTTTAATTATAACTCTTCTAAATTCGTCGCCTTTGAGTGAAACATTTGAACCTAATTTAATTGGATAATCTTCTTCATAGATTCCAGTTTCAACCCTAATAGTAACTTGCTTTTCTTTATTAAAGTTACCATATTCCAAAGGTTCTTCAGCTTCAAAATCTTTTGCTGATAGCAAGTGTACTTGGAATACCGTTGGATTAGGTTCTGTTGCTCCTGTAACAGGATCAGTACCCGATTCAGAACTAACGTCATTTGTAACTTTAACAATTCTACCAATGGCTTCTGATCTTTTTCCTCTTATGACTTTTCCAGGAAGTGCATCAGAGTTAGCAGGATTTGTTTGATCAGTATAATTTGCCGCACCGTTGGTTACAACAATTTTATACGTGCTACCATATGCTATATCATCTCCCGAATCAATTCCATTTTGTATAATAGTTTTTATAGTGTTCCAGTTTGCATTTATACCTGATTGGGCATTACTGGCTGCATCTGTTTCTTTGCTTATTTGACCTGCACTTGTATATGCTGAGAACCCAGTACCGTCTAAAGGATTGACGGAGACAGCACCTCCGCTTGAATATGCATCGAATGTTGTTCCATCAAGTGTGGTAGTTAGTCCTACGTCTGTGTAGAGTTCGAACGTATTACTAGTTGCATTGTTTACATAAAACGACTTGCTGTTTACTGGATGCGGATTAGGAGCATTGGCAAATCCACTTACGTCTGTAATTGCTATCTTTGTACCATTACTAAGTCCATGACTTGTAGTAGTTGTAACTACCACAGGATTTGCATTTGTCATTCCGCTAATGTCTTTTGCATTAGGAACCCCTGTATACAAATCTAAAGTTGTAGCATCTATTCTTCTTGCAGTGTATGTATTACCGTTAAGATCAGTCATTCCGTTGACAGTAGAAATTGTTATACTGTCGCCATCTGACACAGCATGACTTTGAGTAGTTGTAATTCTTACAGGAGAAGTTTGTGTTGCACTGTCCATTGGAACAAGACCATCATCAAAGAATTGATCCTCGTCTAATTGGAACCTTAAACCAACTTGTCCACCTGATGTATAACCTGTGAATGCACTTGTATCAAAAGGTATTTCAAAAGCAGTATCTTGATAAAGTTCAAATGTATCATCTGATATTTTTTTGATATAGAGTTTTTTACCCTCTATTTCTGTCATACCACCTATGTTTCTAAATAGAACAATATTTCTATCACTCCAACCATGGTTTCCTGTTGTGGTAACTCTACCTGGAGTTGCTCTTGTGATATCATCAATTGTTTGTGCTTGATACATGTTGTTTTGAAGTAAAGCACTGTGCAATTCTTGGGCAAAGTTAATACTTGCCAAAGTTTCTGTAAGTTGTGATGTAATTGCAATTCTACCACTAACAGAAGAATAATATTTTTCAGCTGCTTGTCTAGTTAAAAAGTTTGCACTTTGACCTCTGTTAATATCCAAAGCTAGTGCATCTACAAGCAGGCCTACGTCTCTTTCACATAAATCTATATTGTACGTAAAATTAGGAAAATTATAAGCTAAAAATCCTGTAACTTCTGCAATAACAAACCTTCTATTTTGTACAGTTAAGTTTCTGGCTTGAGCAAATACTGGTACGTCAACATCTGCATTCATAACTCTTGATTCGCTTTGCCCAGATGTATGTGTAAGTGTTTGCATATAAGTACCAGGCATAGCTGGAGAAGATCTAACTAAAATGTCTGCTCTTCTTGCGGCAGCATTGATTGTTCTAAATGCATATGTAAAAGAAGTACCTTCTCTTCCTGGAGGTACTCCGGCCATAGTGTCATCACCTTTAGTGCTTACATGTAATACTTCTGGGGAACTGTATGCTGTATTATCTACATAAAATTTACTTGCCGCTTGTAGGTCTTCAATTCCGTTTGGTGCGCCTTGACCTGCTAATTCACCAGGATGATCAGACAGATATAAAGGTCCAGTCATAGTATCACCTTGTCTACGTGTAATACTCTGTCTTGGCATACCTACGTCATCTAGGAAATTTCCTGATAAATTGTTATCTAGAGCTGCTTCTGTTATAGTGTGAGTGTCATCAGGATCAATTGTTCCTGCTACATTAATTTTGTTGTCATTGGCATCAGTATCACTGTCTGAAGTTGCAAATGCTTTGTTAGCTTCAGTGAAAAGCATCAGTCTATTTGCATTTACTACTCTAATATAATAAACAGTGTTACTAGTTAATCCTGTAGGATCAGTATCCTCTGCATTAAATTTAATAGCTGATCCGTTTGCTCCACTATCTAGTCCGTGTCCTGTTGTTAGTAATACTTGAGCTGAGGTATAATGATTTAATATTTCAATAGTATTGTCCACATATCTATTAATTGTCCATGTGTAGTGCAACTTGCCTGAAGGTTCTTCTTCAATACGTAATGGCAAGCCTGAAGTAATATATCTTTGGTCAGCATATCCTTTGCTTATTACTAAATCATCAACTGTTACCTGTGCATCTCCAGTTAAATTATGTGCGGTGTTGATAGCATCTGCAGCTTCTGAACTTATAGCTACGTTTGCCACGCCAAAATTCGCAGCATTTACTGGACCACCTATTGTTGGTGAAGTATCATCTGAAACTTGTGTGAAAGATGAACTAATAACAAGTTTTCCTGCTACATTATATCTAAAAGTAATTGTGTCAACAGCACTATATAAATCATCTGTAACAGGTAAGTCGCTGTTGGAGCCTAATTCAGCTAAACCTAATTGTGTACCTGATGAATTAACTAGTGGTACTGTGTTTGGAGTAAGCACATCTGGTGTGTCACTTAGTGTTGTGAAATTAATTTGTCCACCAACACCAAATACAGCATAAAGTTCTGTAAAATTTTCGTTTACTTTTTTAAAGGATTCACGTATACTATCACCAGTACCGTCATTACCCTCAACACCAATATTAATATCTTGTTTTGCCATTTTCTATTGCTCCATTATGCAGGCATACTGAGTTTATCCATATCAAAATTTACACTAATACCACACCCACAACTGCTTTTGGCATTAGGATTTTGTATGTCAAACATTGACCCTATTATGTCTTTTTTATAATCTATTATAGTTCCGAAAAGAAACATCATACTTGCATTACCAATAACAAACGTGTACCCGTTATCAGTTTTGATAATTTCATCGTCATCTAATAATTCTTCTGGTGACTTATATGTACCCCATTCGTATTCAAATCCTGCACACCCGCCACCTTTAAGGTTTAGTGTAACAGCATATACTTGATTTTCTTCACAAATTGTTTCTATTTGCTTTTTTGCGGCGTCGGTAAGTGTACAAATGGACATATTTTCCCCTTATCTTATGTATTTATACATTAATTTTATAATCTTAATGTAAATATAATTATGTTCATTAGAGAATATACAGAGAAAACCAGGCATGAACGCTGTAGCAAAAGTGGTAAAAAACACAGTTACTTTAGAAATAAGACTGTTGTATTGCTACGTTGCGATAACTGTGATAAAATATTTCAAAGGCCAAGAGGTTGTATGGATCCCAACAGGATAAACAACAACGTATTTCATGTATGTGAAGATTGCGACAGCAAAAAATTTGCACAAAAAATGGGCATAACCCGTAAAAAGATTTGGGATATGCCCGCTAGTAGTGATTTAGATATTAGTAAAATTTAACCTTTTTTCCAAATAGTCCAAGCACCATATGCAATAGCTATTCCTGCAGCTATTTTAGCTAACGGTGAAAGGAACAATACAAGAAGTCCTAAAATAATTAGAACAGCACCATCCCAAGATGTTCTTTCTTGTTTTCTTTCTTCTATCCATTTTTTAATCATATCTTCCTCCTTTAAATCATAAACAATTGAATAAATGCCCATGTGTTCATGACTGCAAACCATGTAACGAGAAGTATAGCACTACTTCGACGTATATATGTACTTATCATTGCTAGTACACTTCCTACCAAGTAAAGAGGTACGAATATCTTAGTAGCAGGATCTAATATTGTAAAGCTCAAAACTGCACTGCCTGTCACTAATAAAATAGTTTCACCAACTTCACAGTAAAAAGCTAACCTACTATTTTCATAGCTTTCTTTAAAATAGTTAAAAATTTTCTTTGTAGTATTCATGTAATTTTCCACTTGCTAGATTTTTTGCTTTGCTTTCTACCATAATATCTGCAAAGTCTAAAAAGGTTAATGCCCAATCATTTACTGCATTATTCCACATGTAATCAGAATGAGCTCTTAGCTTCTGTTTTTTGTAACCTTCTAGCAATAAAGAATCCATTGTAGGTTTTTTATCTGCATCAAAATCTACAAGATAATCTTCACGTGATACTGAATAATGTATAACAGGACGTACACCACGCCAAGAATCTACTACGCGAGAAAATCTATCGTCGGAGGGTGTAATATACTCACCCGTTTTGACCCAGTGATGGTGTATGTCGAGCACCAATGCGAGCCTGTGTCCAAGTTCAAGACTAGCTTCGAGCCCCCACGAGTTTTCGTCGTTTTCGATTGTAATAGTGTTTCTCGCTTCCGGAGATAGTCTTGGGTAGACGTCGAGGATACCGGAAGGACCTTTGCGACCGGATATGTGGACATTGATTTTAAAATCTTGGTATTGCTGGCCGAAGCCCATCCATCTGGCGACATCAACATGGTATTCAAACTCCTCTATACTTCTTTCTACAATATTGGGGTTATCAGATGCAAGCACAGTAAACTGACCAGGATGCATACTAAGCCGTACATCCAACTGCCTTGCAAGATCACCAACTGGCTTGAAATGCTTTTCGCAATATGCTCTGACATCATCTTTACGCCAAAAATAACTCCAAGTAGGCTCAGTATATACAGGCAAAACATCACTACCGAGCCTAACCATTCGTAATTCATTTTCTAAACCTCCTACGTACTCGATCAAGTTCTTGTAGCTTTTAATGTTGTGGACCATAATGTCCCACAAGCGTTCTTCTGCAACATCTACAGTTTGCCTATTAAGCCACGCCACTGTTGTACTGCGAGTATTTAGTGGTCTTTGTATTTCTTCTAGCAGTTTTTTCTTTTGCGTTTGATCCGGATGCATATACTTACATGCAAAACCTATACGCTTTTGTTGTGACTGTAAAAAGTCACCTGCTGTTGTAAACTTCAAATCCATAGTCTTAATATACTATATTTTGTGCCATTTGTCAATGATAAATGGATCCTTACATTTATGTGGATTAGGATCTCCATGGAAAGCAACAATGCAACACTCTGCAGGAGCAACACAATCTTCTACAGTTTCAAATGTCCTATTGCCTTTATGTCCTCCTGGTGCATATTTACGATCTCTTCTGACTTCCCATTTCCAACTTCTTATCCAATGATCAGGCCAGTGTGTTGCTTGTCCTTGTGTAGCTTCCCAAAGATAATCTTGATCACCAAAATGTCTACGCATTATGTTTGCACTGTCTTTCAGAAATTGTTGCCACACAAAATCTAATTGTCCTTTTTCAAATCTAATTAGACTGCTGTTATATCTTTCCCAATTAGGACGCATGGATCTAGTAAAATCACGTAATACACAATAACCTTTAGGATTATATGTAAACAATTTGTCAATGTTATCACAAATTACCATATCTAAGTCAATATAAAGTATTGTCCCATCAATAGGTAATTCATCACTAAAAATATATGGCTTAAACCACCAACCTGAAATAGCAATTCTTTTTGGTAGATCTAAAATTTTTACACCAGGATTTATTCCTGTTGGGTCTTCTGTTAAACAATAAAAATTAAATGGTAGAGAAATATTTCTTAACACCATTTCATACATTTTATTAACATAATCAGCAGAATATTTACTTCCATGTTTCAAGACGAGGATATTGTTTTTAGTAAGATTAGGATCTTCCTGCAGGAATTTCTTCTCAAGTTTTCGTCTACGCTTTTCAGCACGGATAGCTTTAATTTCAGCTTTAGTGTATTTTGACTTGTCTAGTTTAGCCACATACCTGCCCTACTCTGCCATTCGAATCTTTTGTGTAGTGAATGGTGTATAAATCGCACTGTTTGCTCCATGCTCTGCACATTCTGCACTTTCACACCAACAGCGATCATCAGTCATTTCGCGGACAAGTTTATCAGCGAATCGCCAAGCGTGTTCTGCAAATTTTTCTGCACCTACACCTTCGAACTCTCTGACTTCACATAAATCTTTATCTTGCAAATCATAAAAATCTTGCTTGTGCGGGTCATTTACATCTACACAAGTTTTATGATCAAATGAATCTTCAAGCCAAGCCTTTAAAGGTTTTAATCCTCCAAAGTCAACAGCCCAGTTTTTATTATCTAAATTAGAGCAACCAAATGTAAATTTGAATTGCAAACTGTAACCGTGTAGCAGATGACAATGTGAATGATCTGCATTAGGTTGTCTAAATACGGCACTCAATCCAATGTTATGTCCGTATGTCTTTGTGCTATAATATGTACTCATTGTTTCTCCTATATTTGTACACGGCGGAGTATTTAAAGAGGGTCGACGCAAGTCCTCATATTTGTAATTATTATACTATAAATTATCTATAGTGTCAACTGAAACATTCTTGAATTTCCATTGATCTGGTAAAATCCAGTCATATGTTTGGTAAATTGTAAATTTCTTTTTTGGAAACAATTCAAAAACTTTAGCAATTTGATGTATCCAATATCTTGGGTCGACTGCTCTTTTGTTTGATTTGTCGTAATTAGAAGTATCTTTGTATATATTGTTTACAGTATCAGACCTACTATGTAAATCGAACCCAATTATTTTAATTCTTTTAGCATAGGTAGTAGAGAGCAATAAAGCATATGGTCCGCTACCCCATTGAAAAGGATGATCCATTCTTAAGTCACCTTTATAAGGTAATTTAGGAACCGGTTTTACATTTTTAAATTTTTTGAATTGAGTAAGCCAATCATGTCTTGTGTAAATTGTATTTGTAAAACTGTTTTCTAATGCTTCAGACACCATACGCCTGTCAACACATATTAGATGATCAACAGTGACATCACGTGCAATAGCATTGCATCCTATTTTTGTTTCGTCAAATGTGTTTAGATTAAGTCCTTTACGACTTTCACCGTTTCCAATTACAAGCATGTGTTATTTACTTGTTTTTCTTTTGTCTAAGTATTTCTTTTCTAACTTCAGAAAGTTCTGTATGGATTGTATCATAACGTTCCATATTTGTTTTGAACATTTTTGTGATTTCATTAATAGTATCCATTGCCCACCACCACCAAGCAATCGCGAATAAAGAAACCACTGTTAAAGCTGTGCAAGCCGCAATGTTTACTATTGTATCAGTGCCAATAAAATACAATGCCAGAGAGCCTACCAAATATACAATTGGTATAACTCTGGCACACCATTGCCAAAAGTTATAGTTTAGTTTTGATTTCAACTTTCGATTAACCCGAACGCCTTCCACTCTCCTGGAGAACCAGGACGGGTGCATATCCAACCTACATAACCTGTTGGTTGTGGGTTTTTATTCCAAACAATATCTCCAGTCAGATAAGGACCTGTTGTAGGAGGATTAGAACCAACTTGGAATTTTTTGTTTTCAATCCTTACTGGACCAGCAACAGTTAAGTCTACATCACTTTGTGGATTTTTGACTCCTATTCCTACTTTGCCCTCAACGTGGACTTTATTCTTTAATGTAATTTCACCGCTTGCGGCTACTTCAATTCTAGTTGTATCATCTGAAATTATTTCTAGTGTACTAGTAGTCCATGTACCTACTTTAAATGTTTTCTCTATAGTGTTGTCAATAACAAACTCATGATCTATATTTTTTACACTAAACATAGCATTAGGTTGGTCAGTACCAATACCTAATCTTTGTGTATCTGAATCCCAAAAAACAAAGTCATCAATATTAACTGAACCTGCTGTTTCTAGATTTTCAACTTTACCTAGTGTTCTTAATTTACTGTTGACTACAGAGTCGCCTAATTTTTGCAGTGTCAGCACTGGAATTCTATCAATCCTATAAACTTTTTCTAGCTGTAAATCGATATCTTCACTGCTCCAAAATCTATCTATATTTTCTTGGAATACAAATTGCTTAGTGTAATCTTTACCAGACCATATAAGTCCTTTTCCGTTAAGTGACTTACCTTCTGCTTTGAACTCTAAAGGTGTTGTTCTTTCATTTCTAATGTCTGCGGTAACTTCATCTACATGTAGCTTTTTAGCAGAAACTTCACCGTTTACTGTTAAATTTCCTTGTACAGTTACTGGTTGACTGAGCTCACGTATAGTAGCTTTTTCAACAGTAATGCCATCATTATGTACAGTAAGGATAGGTTGTTTAGCTTCGTCGATTATACCTACAGAGGAAAAATTTGTAATCATTCCACCGTTAATTTTGTTGCCGCTTAACTCTCTATCCAATATTGTTGGAGTAGGTGCTGGCTGATTACTTAATGAATCAACTGCTTCTGCTAGGTCATTTAAGCCTTGTTTTATGTTGTTGATATTGATGCTCATGTAAGTATTTATCAGATTACTTTAAGTAGCACCGTGTCGGGATTTAGCCTGCCATTTAATTTTGTATCTGTAGTTTTAATCTCATCCAAGTATTTTCGTAATTTTACTTTGCCTGCATCCTTAAATTCTTTTAATTGCTCAGCAGGCTTACGTAAAGTTTTCTGAATACTTTCAGTTTCATTAAAACCAATAATTGTAGTGCCTTTTACAGACAGCCCTGTTCCTTCACGTTGTTGCCCTAGCGGATCAATATTTTTAGCAACATATTTTCCTATCTTACGTGTTTTTCTATTAAACACCCAAAGTTCGTTTGCTTTAATAATATCTTCTGGTGAAATACTTGCTATTTGGAATTTTTCATCTGCTTTACAATATTTTAATTTTTCAACCAACTTCGTTGCACTTTTAGGTTTAGTCTTACGTGGTTTGCGATTAGCTTTAGCACTAGCAATTACAAAGTCTAATGCACTAAGCAAATTTTCAATTGCACTTACATATTTTTTTGCATCTGATTTAGAAATATGAGAATACCCTTCTTTTAATTGTTCCCATTCATCAGCAGATTTTTCATCCATTTTCTTCAATTGTGCAGAAGTCGGCATACGTAGTAAATCTTGAAAATCGCTGTGTTCGTTTTCATAAAATGTTTTTAATTTACGAGCATGTGCCTGTGTGACACCTTTATCTGAAAAATGCTTCTTAAAATCAAAACCTTTAGGATCAAATTTTTCAGGTGTTACAGTAAATATTTCTAGCCATTCTTCAATAGCTTCGCTCTGGATGTAAGCCTGTTCTCTTATTCTCTCTTGAATACTAAGCGGTGGTGCGATTTTAGCTTTCTTTTCTTCTATCTCTTTTCTGTCTTTTAATACTTCCGCACCATCTCTGATAGCTACTTGTATGCGGTCTTTTAAAAATTTAGTTGTTGGTGCAGTGGTGCCCATTGTGCCCGGTAATGTTTCCCAGTATTCGGCATGTTTCTTATTATAATCTGGCATGCCTCTCAGTAGGAGTTTAGCACTAATAGCCCCTGAAACACTGATGCTCCACTGTGGAGCCGCTTTGACTTTTTTAATATCGTCTTTGCTGTATTCGTTTTGTTTCATCCATTCGTATACAGCCGGTAAAAGATCTTGTGCTTTAAAATTTTCATAATACCATTGCCTGTCAGCTTGGGCCTTACGGTGATATTGCTCACCAGTTAATTCTTCCCAACCTTCCCAACTAGGTTCCTGTAATTTACCACCCCTTTTTATTTTTGGAGTGGCACGAGTCTTTTTCCGTTTTGTTAATTTTATTGCCATATTGATTTTCCTATTGAAGTACTTTTATGTTTATATATCTTATATAGGATTTTGAACACGATTTGGATTATTCGTGTTCTCCGCCCGGGTCGTTAGGATCAAGGGGCACCTTATGTGCATTACCTTTTTTGTCTCTATAGATGGTATACATTCTACCACGTCCGTGTGAATGGTAACCGTCTTTCCGCCATGTAAATACACTTGGCTTATATTCAGCAACCTTAAATGTTGCTACAGTAATTACAACTGCCGCGACAAAGAAAACATGAACCATAGCACTTATACCAAAAGCCATGATACTGTCAGCTATTGCAATCGAAAATACTGCTGACCACATAAATGCTAATACTTGCATGATCATATGCCTAGCATGTAAGTCTGGAATATGCCTTAATGGATTTACTTCTGCATCCATAATATGATTCCAACAATCTACAACAAAACTTCTCATTTTTATTATCCTTTCTTTAAACAATCTATACTAGTGAAGCTACTTTTTTTCTCTTTACCATTAATAATTATGTTAGGTGGATTTGCATCTTCAAATTTTTGTTTCGCAATTTGACACGTAAAGTATCCACCCATTTGATTTTCCATTGTAATGTCAGGCATGCCTGAAATACTTAGGACTAATACTAACCAATACATTAAAAATCTCCATCCATTCCATTGATAGTATATGTGTTTCCTT